GTTCGTCGCCGGCATCCTCAAGAGCCGCATGCTCAGCCGCTACTCGGAAAACGAAGTCAAGGCGGCGGCGGTCAATGCCTCGATCGTTGGCACAATCTACACCGAGATGGGCGCCGAATATGCGGCCGCCCGCCTGGGAGATGACTCCGGCACGGATTGGTCCGGGTTTAACTCGCAGCGCGCCGATTTCTATCGCGACCGCAAAGTTCTCGACGATGCGCGGTTCCTGACGCTGTTCCCCAGCGACAAGGCGGAATTCAACACCCAGCCGCGCCAGACGGCAGGTTACCCCGCCTTCCAGACTGCTTTCCTTCAGGCTTTTGCGGCATCGCTAGGCATTTCCTACGAGCAGTTGTCCATGGACTGGAGCCGGACAAACTACTCGTCCGCCCGGGCTGCGCTCAATGAAGTGTGGCGCGGCATCATGCGGCTCCGCTCGGTGCTGATCGCCCAGTTCGCTCAGCCGATCTATGCCGCTTGGCTGGAGGATGCCATCGACCTGGGTGTCGTCGAGCTGCCCGACGGCGCGCCCGACTTCTACGACGCCCCAGCGGCCTATCTGCGCGCGGACTGGATCGGTCCCGGGCGCGGCTTCATCGACCCGGTCAAGGAAGCCCAGGCCTCTACCCTGCGCCGCGATGGCCGAATTTCCACGCTGGCGCGTGAGGCGGCGGAACAAGGCGAGGATTGGGAAGACATTCTCGATCAACAGGCTCGCGAAAACGAGGAAATGCAGCGTTTGGGCATTGCCGATCCCGAAACCGATGTCGGCATCGTTGCGCGCAGCGATATGCCGGACGATCGCGCCGACAGCTAAAAACTGGAGCCAATAATGAGCGATTTGGATCTGGCGTTGCGGACGCCGGGCAGCGTCGTGCTGCTTGAACCCCGTCGCGCGGCGGCCCTTGCCGAGCGCGCGCTGACCTCGGTGCGGCCCAGTCACGGTGTCTTGTCACGGGCGCTTGGCGCGATTGGCCTCTCCCCACACGCAGAGCAACGTGAGGAGCGGCCCAACACCCTGGCTATGCCATCCGTGCCATGGGCCGAGGGTATCGAGTTTGCCGATGGCTATTGCATCATCAACGGCGTGGCGGTGATCGAGATCGAGGGGGTTCTGACACCAAACGGGTATTACGACTGGTGGTCGGAACGCTGGGTGGCGGGCTACCTCCAGATTGGCGCCACTGCCCGCGCGGCCCGTGCCGATGATCGGGTCAGGGCGCTCTTTGCCCGGGTCAATTCTCCGGGTGGCATGACCAGTGGTTGCTTCGACCTGGTGTCCGAGCTGGCCGCAGGCAATGCGACTAATGGTGGAAAGCCCTTCTGGGTGCATGCCTCCCTGGTCTGTTCGGCGGCCTATGCGCTTGCCTGCGCTGCCGACCGCATCCTGGCGCCTGCCGATGGCGATGTCGGTTCGATCGGCGTCTACATCATGCATGTCGACGTCAGCGAGTGGCTGGCCGAGGTCGGCATCAAGATTGAGGCGATCCAGTCGCATCCGAACAAGACCGATGGTGCCGACTGGAAACCGCTTTCCGAAGAGGCGCGGGAACACTTGCAATCGGTGGTTGGCGAGATTGCGCGGCGCTTCTCCCTGATCGTGCAGGAGGGGCGTGGATTGAGCGCAGAGCAGGTCGCAGACCTGCGTGGCCGCTGGTTCCTGGCCGAGCATGCCGATGATGCCATGTCCGGGCTCGCCCTGGGCCTGATCGATGAAATTGCCACTGAACGGCAGGCCTTCGACCTGCTGGTTGCTTCCCTTCCCGACCTGGATGAGTCCGGTGTGCCGACCGGGACGGGGTCCATAGCGGCGGACTCCGCCGCGCACACCAAAGCCAAGGAGAGCGAGATGTCGCTTGAAGACGAAGTCAAGAAGCTGCGCGCTGCCGCTGCGCGGGGTGACAAGAAGGCCATTGCCCGGCTGAACCAGATGGGTATTGCCCTGAAGCCGAAGGCGGCGGCCGATGATGACCCGGATGCGGAACAGGATCCTGATGATCCCAATGCTGAGGACAATCCGGATGACCCGGATGCGGAAGACAATCCGGACGATCCCGAGGCCGAGGCGGATGATGATCCGGACGCGGAGGATGAAGACAAGGAGCCCGAAGCCAAGGCCACTGGCGCACGGGCTGGTTCCTACCTCGTTGGTTCCAAACATGCACGGGGCCGCGAAAAGCTCGCCGGGCAACTGGCGGCCAAGGTCGGCGCCGGGAAGATGAGTTATGGCGATGCCCGGGGCCTGCTCAAGAGCGCAGCGCGCTCCTCGGCTCTTGGTGCTGCTATGTCGGGCCGGGACCACAATCCCGGCAATGACGCCCCCAACGGCAGGGTTGCCGGTCTGTCCTCGGCCGTCGATCGCTTCAACGCCAAGCGCGCCGGCAAGTAGGCGCTAAACCCGCCGGGGCGGTGTCCCGGCTTTCCCAGCAACTGCAGTGATGGAGGGCCAAATGCCGCCCCGCAGCTTTTCAATAAATTCCCCCAAGCTCCAGACGAGCTTTCTCAAGTTCGAACTCAACCCTGATTTCAATCGCGAACAGGGTGTCCTGATGGCCGGTGATGGCGCCAGCCGCGCCGTGGTCATCGGCCAGCCGCTTGGCTTGGGTGATGGCGATGATCCGGAGGCTTCGGCCGTCGCCGGCAATGTTGGCGATGGCACAATCACTCTCGCCGATCCGGCCCTGGGTGCAGGTGTCGTTCCCGGCATCTATCGCCTGGTCTGTGCAACCGAAGCGGCCAATGGCGGCACTTTCCATGTGTTCGATCCGGCCGGTGCCAATATTGGCACGGCCACTGTCGGCGTGGCCTTTGACGGGGTGATCAAATTCACCATCGCCGATGGCGCGGAAGACTTCGATATCGGTGACGCCTTCGAAGTTCTGGTGCATCCGGGCACCAAACTCAAGGAATGGGACCCGGAGGCCGTTGATGGCAGCCAGGTCTTTGACAGCTTCGCCATCATGCCGGCGACCGCTCCCGATGGAACGGACGTCTCCATCCTGACCCTGGCACGGGGTCCGGCCATCGTTGCCAGCGACGGGCTTGCCCTTCCTGACGACATCACTGCTGACCAGCGGGCCGCGCTCTACGCCGCTACCGAGGCCAAGGGCATCATCATCCGGCTGAGCTGATCGGGCTCACGCTGACCGTCAATCCCGGGCCGCGACAGCGGCCCTTTTCTTTTGAAAGGACCGAGGCATGGACCCGGAAGATTTCAACTTTCCCTATACCCATGTTGACCTGACCGAGCAGGTCAACCGTATCCCCAATTCCTATGGCCTGATCCGGGCCATGGGCCTGTTCGACAATGAGGGGACCATCTCGACCATCGTCGAAATCCGCATCGAGAATGGCGTGTTGCGCGTGCTGCCGGCCAAGGATCGCGGTGCCCCCGGTACGCCGGCGCAGCGTGAGGCGGGTAACACGATCTTTGTCGAAGTGCCGCACTTCCCGGACCTGGACCTGATCTCGCCGCAGGATATCCAGAACCTGATGATCATTGTCGGCCGCTCCAAGCGTCCCGCGACGCTCGACGACGAGATGGTCAAGCGCCTGGCCAATATCCGCAACAATCATGACATCACCCTTGAATATATGCGGATGGGGGCGCTCAAGGGCCTGATCAAGGATGGGAACGGGCAGACGATCTACAACCTCTATGAGGTCTTCAATCAGACGCCGCAGGAAGTCGATTTCCTGCTCGGAACCGATGGTACGGACGTGATCGCCAAGTGCGATCAGGTGTTCCAGAAGGTGTCGGAGAACCTGCGCGGCGAAACCATGTCTGGCGTCGAGGTGCTGGTCGACAACACCTTCTTCAATCGCCTGATCCAGCATCCCAAGGTGGAAAAATACTGGACCACCAACCAGGCCGGGATTCAGGCGATCGCGCAGATGGAGCGACAGAACCTTGGTGGGCAGTGGGGGCGCGTGTTCGACTTCCAGAACCTGCGGTTCCGCGAATATTACGGTTCGGCGCCGGTGCGCAATGTCAACAATGAAGTGGTCAATGAGCGCTTCATTGCGACCAATGAGGGCCACGCCTTCCCGACCGGTACCCGCGACACTTTCAAGACCTGGTTCGCGCCTGCCAATGACGTGCGCTTCGTCAATACGGTGGGCCAGGACATCTACATCTCGCCCGACATCCTCAAGCACGGCGCCGGGATCGAGCTCAAGTCCGAGAGCAATCCGCTCGCCATCTGCAAGCGCCCCGAAGTCCTGATCAAGGTCAAATCCTCGAACTGATCCGGGCTGTCGCAGCCTCCAGGCCCGCCCCTTGGCGGACCTGGATACGGCCACAGCACCAAAGGAGATTGCCATGACCGACACCAGTCAGCCGGCCAAGAAGCCGGCCCGATCCACCAGCAGCAAGTCCAGGGCAAAGGTCAAATCTGCGGCGCAGGTTGGGGGGCAAGAAACCGTGGTCCTGCGCCAAGATGTCGAAGGGTTGGGGGTGGCCGGCCAGCACGTTCCCATGCCACCCGCTAAGGCGCTGGAACTGCGCCAATCCGGCCAGGCGCGGCGCCTGCGCTATTCCGACCTGCAGAGCCGGGCCTAGATCATGCGTCGCGACCTCGTGCAGAAGATGCTGGGTGCCATTCAGGACCGGCTGTTCGAGGACGTTGACGTCGTTATTGATGGGGCTGCCCCGGTGACGCGGCTCAAGGCAATTTCCGGCATCGTCGTGTCGCGGGAGCGGTTTGACGAGTTCGGCGTGGCCATGCGTGCCGGCACGCATGTGACCCGCGGTTTGCTTTCGGCGCTGCCTGGCCTTGCCAAAGGTCATGTCTTGGTGACCGAGGAAGGTCAGTTCAGTGTGCTGGATTTCGAACCTGTCGACGATGGCCGGTTCGAAATCCTGATCAGTCTCACGAAGCTGTCATGAGACTGGTCGCGGCCCTTGAGGGGCGCCTCACGGATATTCTCGACGCGGAGGCAGAAGAGGGCGCGCGGGCCGTCACGCAGTCCGTGCGCAATGTTACCGGCTGGGGGCAAAACCGGCTGCGCCAACAAGTCATGGGTAGCCTGGGATCGGTTCGCCTGGCCAATGCCTGGCGCATGCAGGTCGATCCGCGGGCGCCGGTGAACTCCTATGGGGCGGCGGGCCGCATCTGGTCGAATGCGCCGCATATTGTGGATGCATTCTCGCGGGTCCAGGCCATCCGCAGCCCGAACGGCTTCTACCTTGCCATTCCATCGCCGGATGCGCCCAAATCCTTCATGGGCAAGCGCGTGTCGCCATCCAACTGGCCTGACGCGCGCTTCGGACCGCTGCGCTATGTCTATCGCAAAACCGGCGCGTCGCTGCTGGTGGTGGATGCGGTGCGGCGCAACAAGGCCGGCAAGGTGTCGCGGCGCATCAAGGACGGCGGGATTACCAAAACCGGGCGCTACGCCAAGGGCTGGTCCAGCGTGGTGATGTTTTACCTCGTGCCCATGGTTCGGATGCCCAAACACCTCGATCCGCAATCCGTCTACGACGCCATGGATTCCCGCCTGGTGGACGAAATCGTGCGCAACTGGAGGTAGTTCGATGGCCAGCAAGCGCGAAACCAATATCGCCGGTCTCTATGCTGCCCTGGCGGCAGTTCCGGGATATGCGCTCAAGCGCAATCTGCCGCTCGACGATCTCGATGAGGGATTTCAGACCCTGCAGGACGGTCCGGCGAGCGAATTGACCGACGAATTCTTCAATGGTCCGGTCTTTGAGTTCACGGCCAGGCCGGTGCTGGTGATCGTTGTGCGCCATGCCGACGAGGCGCAGCGGGACAGCCTGCTGGATGCGGCAATCGAAGCCTTTCGGGCTGCGGCGGAAGCAGCTTTGCCCTTCGGTGCCAATGTGACGGCCATACGGGTGCTGCCGCCCGAGACGGCGCCACGGGAAATCTGGGGTGCCCTGCCGCTCAAGGGTGCCGAGATGACTATTGAAATCGATTATTGGGCCGAAACCTCGGCCGGCTGACCTGATCAGGAGAGAGACATGGCCAAGCAACGCGCGGTTGGCGCGGATGTCGTCAACCTCATTGGCTTTGAAGCCACCTATGGCACCCCGCCAGACGGATCGGGCGGTGGCGTCTATTACCGCGTCCCCATGCGCCAATATGGATTGTCGCCGGAGCAGCCACCGGAAGATGACCCTACCTGGAACCTGGGTTCGCCCGATGCTGGCGATCCGGTGCAGGGGCCGGTGATCGTCAATGACGCGATGACGGTGCCGATGTGCGCGCGCAATCTGGGCGTGGTGCTGAAGACTGTGTTCGGAGCGCCCGACAGCGCAGAGACGGGCGTTGACAGCGGCGTTTTCGAGCATGAATTTGTGTCGGGGCAGGAATTGCTGAGCTTTGCCAGCCAGACCGGGCATCCGTTGCTCTCGACGCCCAAATGGAACACCGTTTATGGGACGAAGGCGGGCGGGCTTAATTTCGATCTGGCCCGTACCGGCCGCGCCCTGGCTGAGGTGCCGCTGATCGGGCAGGGCGAAACCAGCGATGTCGGTGGTGCGCGTGACGCAACGCCAATCCAGCTGGCCTATCTGCCCTTCGATAATGCCAAGGCCGCGATCACGGTGGGGGGCAGTGCCATCGGCAATGTCAGTGCGGGCCGGGCACAGTACACCAACAGCCTGGAGAGCGCGGAGAATATCCGGGCTGACGGGTTGATCGATGGCGTGGATGAAGGCGAGCGCATGTGCACCGGCACGCTGGATGTGCGCTACAGCACGTCTACCGCGCTCGAGACTTTGGCCAACGCCAAAACCCCTGCCGCTGTGGTGATCACCTATGGCCTGGCCTCACACCCTGATTTCAGCCTGGTCATCACCATGCCGCGGGTGTTTTTCTTCAAGCCGAAGCTGCCGATCAATGGCCCAGGCGGGATCAGCCAGAGCTGGCAGTGGCGCGCGGCCCGTGACCCTGACCTGGGCTACCTCATGTCTGTTGTGCTGACCAATGACGTGGACAGCTACTGATGGATATTGGTGAAACTGACCGCAAAACGCCCCGTTGGCTGGATCTGGCCGACGGGGTTTCCGTGTTTGCTCTGCCGGTGACCACGCCCATCAGCTATGCGGCCCGGTCTCGGGCGGACCATATGGTGGTGCAGGCGATCGAGGGTGGCGAAGCCGTGAGCCGCGCCGGTGGACATGTGACTGGCCTGCCTGATCTTAGCGATGAGGTCGAGCGCAATGGCGTCTGGACCTATTTCTATCTAATCGGCATAGCCGAACTGACGGTCAGCGACTGGAAGGGCGTGCAGGAGCGTGGCGCCGACATTCCTTTCGATTCGGCCAAGCTGGCGGCCGTGATCGCCGACCCTGTGGTCAGTAACGCCTTTAGTCAGAAACAGCTCCAGCGCCACAACCGGATCGCCCGCGAGGGAAACTGATTGCGCTCCTTGCCGCCTGGCATTGGGGGCGCGGCAAGGGGCGCAAATATTGTGAAGGCTGCAAGGTAACGGGCGCTGCATGCGCGACCACGCAGCCGGGAGACTGCCCCTATCATGCCCATGCCCCGAAGTCGGATGAGGGGCGCATGGCCTGGGGGTTGTTCATGGATGACGCGCACCGCTTGCGGCTTTCCCCCGGGGGCGCAGTGCTTGGTGTCGACATGGATCGCGCCCTGCGCCGGCTGATGCTGGCCGGGGTTGATGGCGACGAGGCGGAAACACTGTTGGCCGGCTGCGAGCGTGGTCTCGTCAAGGCACTGAGCGAAAAGGATGACGATGGTGAACCGGAATAAGGAAGTGGGTGTCCGCGTCTCGCTAAAGGGCGGTGCGGATACGCTCCGGCGCTTTCATGAACTGGGTCTGGAAGGGCACCGCGCCCTGGCCCAGATCGAAGCCCAGGGCCGGGAAGCCAATGCCGTGCTCAAGCAGATCAATGCGAGCGCGCAGGTGAGCCGGGAGGTCTTTGGTGGATTGCAGCGGCTGCGCGGCGGTGTGGCCGGACTGGTCACTGGCCTTGTGGCCAATGCCACCGTGCAGCAGGTGCGTGACGTGGCGCGCGGCGTGGCGGAAGTCGGTGATGCCGCCAAGCGGGCAGGCCTCGACATCAGGGCTTTCCAGGAGCTGAAGTATGTTGCCGAGCAGAACCGCATCGGCGTTGACCAGCTGGTGGACGGCATAAAGGAACTGAACCTGCGGGCTGATGAATTCATCACCACAGGGGGCGGCTCAGCTGCCGAGGCGTTTGAGAGGCTGGGCTACAATGCCGAGCGGCTGCGCGAAAAGCTCAAGGATCCTTCGGCGCTGTTCAGCGAAATCATCGGCAAGCTGCAATCGCTCGACCGTGCGGCGCAAATCCGCGTCATGGACGAGATATTCGGTGGTTCGGCCGGCGAGCTGTTTGTGCAGCTGATCGAGCAGGGTGAGCAGGGTATCCGCGATACGATCACAGCAGCGACCGAGCTGGGTGCGGTGCTGGACGAAGACCTGGTCAAGAAGGCCGATGATCTGGACCGGAAGTTTTCCGAGATTGCCACCACGGTGGACCAGGGGCTGAAGCGGGTGATTGTTGAGGCGGCGCACCTTCTGGGCGTTTTTCTGGACCAGTTCAACTCGATCGAAAACCGCACTCAGATCAATCCTCTGCAGAACCAATTGGCCCATCTCTACAATCGACGGGCGGGTGTTAGGGACTCCATCGCCACGCTGGAAGACGACATCGCAAAAATGGGCGAATTCAATCCGCTCAAGATGCTGAGACAAGGAGAGCTGGCGGAGCTTCGGCAGGAGTTTGAGGACCTAACGACGGAAGCGGATCGCCTGTTGTCCCGTATAACGGAGCTCCAGGGTCGTGGCTCCACTCCGCCGGTTGTGCCAAAGATTGACCTGCCTGGGAGCCTGCCAAGCTGGGAGGACTTCAGCTCCACATTCAAGTCACCAACGTCTGGCGCCGGATCCAGTCGCAGTAGCACCACCACCGATGCCGATCGGCAAAGGGAGAAAATTCGCGGCGTGGTGCAGGCTTTGCAGGATGAGCTTGCCGCGCTGAACATGACCGCCGTCGAGCGGGAGGTAATGAACCAGCTGCGCCGCGCCGGTGTGGAGGCGGCGTCCAGAGAAGGGCAGACAATCCGTGGCCTGGTCGAGCAGCTGGACAAGGAGCGGGATTCGATCGAGCTGGTCGAGAGTGCGATGGAAAGCCTTGGCGGAACGGCCAAGGACGTGCTGGGCAGCATCGTTTCGGGTTTTCGTGAAGGCAAGGAAGCTGGCGAGGTGCTGGCCGATGTCACTGACCGGCTTATCAACAAGTTGCTGACAGGTGGCATCGATATGGGGGTCAATGCCCTGACGGGCTGGCTGTCGAGCGCGTTCCGACCGGCAACGGCAGGGTTTGTCCCCGGCCTCACCGGCCCGTCACTCTTTGGCCAGGCGCATTCCGGTTGGCTGGTCGGCCGGGGCAGTGCGCCACAATCGCGGCATCTGGCGACCCTGCCGCGCATGCATAATGGCGGCCTCAGCCGGGAAGAGGCGTTGATCGTCGCCCGCCGGGACGAAGGCGTGTTCACGCCACGCCAGATGGACAATGCCGACAGCCTTGTGCAGGCCCTGGTGCGCAATGCACAGCAGGCGCGGCAGCAGGCTGGCCCCCTGCATGTCGAGATTGTTAACCCGGCAGGCGACAAGCGGGTGGAAAGCGCGGAAATGCGGCAGGGCAGAGATGGCATTCCAATTGCCCGGGTCGTTCTGGCGGAGGTCAAGAACGGTTATGCCCGAGGCGAAATGGACGGGTTGATGCGCGAGCTTTATGGCATCAACAGAAAGGGTCGATAGTGAGTGTGACCGATTATCCCAGCAAACCGGGGGACCGCTGGAGCTTTGCCAACACAACCAGCGGCGCCCTGCAGGTCACCGTCACAGCGGGCGACGGCACTATCGTTGCTGCCAAGCTTCATCCTGGTGCCGAGATTGAGCTGGTCACTGGTGAAGCGGGGGCAATCGGGGTGAAAATCGAAAATGTGGATACTCCGGCGCGGCCCGCATTGGTGAGATCGGATGCCTGAAGCCTGGCCGGCCGACGTGCCACACACCCCTATTGCTGGCAGCTTTCAGGGCACGCCGTTTCGCGCGGCGGATGCAACTGAGTTCGAGGATGGACCTGCGCGGGCGCGGCGGCGATCCACCCTGCGGATCGCGACGCTGCGCTTTGCCATCCGCATGTCAAACGCCCAGTTCGATGCCTTTCACCTCTGGGTCAACGAGGTGCTGATCGATGGCACCTTGCCCTTTTACATGCCGGTGTGGCGTGGGGGCGGATTTGTCACCAAGCTCTGCCGCTTCACGCGCGGCGAACCCTTTTCCGACGATCCGGGCCAGGGGTTGCGGCACCGGGTATCGGTTTCGCTCGATGTCGAGGATTATTGATGACGGATTGGTCTCAGGCTCTTGAAGAAGCCTATGCATCGGCGCCGGCAGATGAATTCGTGGTGTCCACATTGGAACTCATTCACCCCGCATTCGTGGATGAGAGCGACAATGCGGACAGTGTGCGCATCGTCCTGGACGAGCGCGACTGGGACCTGACACTTGAAGCGGATGCGCCACTCTTTGGTGGAGAGACCAAGACCTTTCAGGCCCTGGCCATGGACGTAACCTTGCCCGAGCAGGTTGACGGGCAGATGGGCAGCATCAAGCTGGCGCTCGACAATGTGCCGCGCACGGTGTGGCCGAAGCTGCAAGCGGCTGCAAAGGTGCGCGCATCGGCCAGGCTGGTCTATCGGGAGTGGGTGGCGGTGCGCGATGCCGAGAGTGGCGCCTATGTCGCCAGCACTGCGCCGGACCTGATTATCGGCGACCTGACCATGCGGGTGGTTTCCGCCTCGGTCCTGCGGATCGAGGGGACGGCAACCTTTGTCGACCTGCTCAACAAGGGGTTTCCCCGGCGCACGTTCAGCCGGGAGGATTTCCCTGGCTTGTTCGGAGCGGATTGATGGATCGGGTGGCGATCATCAATGGCCTGATCGGCCGGCCATATGATCTGGGTGGGCGGGCGCCGGGCAGTATTAACTGCTATGGCTGCGCACGGATCCTGCAGCGCGAGATTTTCGGGCGTGACATGCCGGACTTTGCCATGCCGGGAACGGCCGGGCGGCAGGGGATCGCGGCGGCCATCGCCGTGCACCCAGAGCGCGGCCGCTGGCAGGAAATCGGTGCGCCTGAGGATGGCGCATTGGTGACCATGGCGCGCAATGATTGCGGCTATCATATTGGCACCTGGCTGGCTGAGGATGGCGGCATCATCGTGCATGCCCTGGAGGTGGTGGGCGTCGTTGCCGACACAACCAGCTCGCTTCAGGCGGTCGGCTGGCGCCGCTTTCGCTTTCATAGACCCCTCTAATCCGAGAGCATTTGATGATCTTTCCTGACCCTGCCCCGTCAAAGGGCGGGATGGTTCAACTCGTCACCGGTCCTTTCGGGGCGCCAGAGCGCAGCATTGCGCTCGACCGTCCCATGGCGATTGCCGAGGTGATTTCGGCCTATGCCCTGCGCTTCCGCCTGCCCACGATCGCCGTCATGCAGGGTGAGCCGGTCTTGCGCGGGCTATGGGCGGTGCGGATGGTGCGACCCGGCGAGGTGCTGAGCTTTGTGGCCGTTCCTCGGGGCGGCGGCGAGG